ACATGAGGTCCAATAGCAAATCCGCCTTCCCTTCCCGTACCAGTTCCACTCGCTGGAATAAATTCTGTAGCACGATATACTGGGTTGTACGTGCTGTGAAGTTCGGCAGCACTTACGTAAATAGGTTCAATGCGTGTATAATCGGGATCCTCTGGGAATACCTTAACGACCGCCTCACCAGCAAAGCTACCGCTGAATAAGGTGCCGAATACATTCCAGTTAGGAGCATACGCAATTTTAGTGTCACTACGAAGGGGTAGTAGTCCCTCCGTAGCAATCGCAGGTACATAATGAGTGTTGGCAGTGCTGGATACTCGCAGCGTACCCGAACCGATCCATGGGGCATCCAGTCTGTAAGTAGATCCTCCGAACTCCCAGACGGTTCCAGAACCAACCCACGTCTTGATAACAGACCATGTAGTGAGAGAATGGAAGTGTGTTCTTCCCATCGTCTCGATGTTTGAAGTATCGGTAACAAGACCCCAATCGTCTTGTGCTACTGCCTCTACTTCTAAAATGCTACCATAATCAAATTGACTGACGACTCCGCCGTCTTCTGTCAGGTTGATTATTTGATCATCTTTATAGTCTTGAATGATTTTGTTTGCATGGTCTGCAATTACCCAGTATGCTAGACCTATTGAACCAAAATCTAATTTAATAAACTCGTTTAGTACCGACGCTGTATAGCTGTAAGAAATTACCCCCAGTGCTTCATAAGCAACAAACTGGGGCATTCTTCCAGTACCAGCGTAGGAGAATACCATAAACTACAGACAAGTTAAAAAAATAGGGGGATCGCCAGTGAAGCAATCCCCCCATAATGTAGAACCCAATTTGAGTATATCAGTCGAGGCTGACGTTCAGGGTGACTTTGATTTGGTCACCAGCATTTTGAATCGCGTATGGACCATTCGTGAATCTTTCAGCGAAGAAGATTGCGCTGTAAAGAGTTAGTGAACCAGTGCCGTTTAGTGCCTTGGTTGTAGTGAAGGTGTTAGCATCAATTACATCGAATACGGTGTAGGTGCTAGCAGTTGTGGTGCTGTTACCAGTACCCTGGTCGATATAGACGGCATCGCCTTTGACGAGACCGTGACCAGTTGCAGTTACCTTACTGAAGTCAAATTCAACTTCGTCATTGCTGTTAGACGGCTGAATGTTATCAATCAGTGCGTTGTTCAGATAAACAGTGACTGTTCCGTCTGTCAAAGAACCATCAACGTATACCTGATGATCGATACCAGTGATGATAGTTGCAGCGTCGATGCCATTAGGAGCACCGCCAACAACACCAGCAGTACCAGTCTGTGAGACTGACATGCCGACAGTTAGATCTTCACCGACTTCTGCTTGGAATACACCGTTACCAGAAGCAGCACCAGTGAGTGCCTTGTCTAGATAAACAGTGGTTCCTGCGATACCAGCAATTCTTGCGCCAGTAGCAATACCAGTACCAGTTAGTCTCTGACCAACTGCAAGACCTGCAGTAGAACCAACAGTTACGGAGAACTCACCAGAAGTACCAGTGATGGTAGTGGTGTTAGAAACAGCAGCAAGAACGAAATAGTCATTGCCGATAGTACCACGGATACCAGTCTTACTGATAGTTGTTCCAGCGGCTGCAGTGCCTGCATCGAGAACACCGTGAATGGTGGTAGGCATGTTGTTAGCACGAACAAGCATGTAACCATAAACATCACCAGCAGCACCATCAAACGTGAAGGTTTGCTCGGGGTAAGAAGCAGTCGTTCTGCCAGCACCAAAATCTAGGTTTTGGTTGGAGAATGTACCAGTGTTCTTGACGCTCAATAGGAGAGTTAGACCGTCGATATCGACGACATATGCACCAGTACCAACGTCGCCGCCAGTTACGTAGTCGCCTTTTTTAATACCAGTATTTGAAGCAACGGTGACTGTGTACTCGTCAGTAGTACCAGAACCAGCGACAGCAGCAACTGCAGCAGCTTGTAGGGTCTCGATTGTCCAACGAGTTCCGTTCAGCAGAATTCCATACTGGTTAGAATAATCCTGATCAGTTCTATTATTTTCAACTTGATGATACCCTGTGGTGGGTCCAGAACCATAACCCAACGTATTGTTGTTGGTGTAGGGCTCGTAATATCTTGTCTGCGAAGGGGTGTCGCTTTCAGCTGGATATGTATTTGTTGTGAACAACTTCAGAATTAAGTTTCTAGGAATCTCCTGATTGTAATTCAGTAGATTACGTAGAGAATCAATTTCACCGTTGTCGGTTACTAGCAGTGCCATGTAAACTCTCCGTGTTTATCTCTCGATTTATTGTTATTTATATCGTATACTATTTATAGTTTCAATTTCAATGAGACCATGCATCGTGAGATGTTGATCGAATAATTCACTTTGAATTGAAAAATATCTCCTGCATTCACGGTAGTGTTCCAGGTAGACAGGCTGTCATCTTTATTTTTTCTAGCCGTGCTATTATTTATGATTCCTAATGTGGGACGTTCAGTACCACAAATAGATTGAAAATTGGGGAAGTCAGAAAAACTACATTTTTCAATATCAACTTCAATGTTTCCTTCGCTATCAGCAAGGATAGTCCAGGACTCAATGATTCCAGTAACGTCAACTGTCATGGTTCCTTTAGGACCATTCCCCATAGGAAAGGAACCACTGTCTATGACATAGTTAAGAGTTCTGGTTAGATCTGCTGTAGTAGCATATGCCACTCCAAAGAACTGTACACCTGCAGTTGGTGGTGTACTGAAAACAATCTGATCGTTGGAAACAATGTAATCAACTCCAGGTGATAAAACAACATCACCTACAGAAATCATTATCTGTTCTTCGTTTAATGGAGTATATGCTTCTCCATTGACGATTAGATTGAATGTATCTTGAGTTCCATCAAATTGAGATGCCAGTGATTCAATCAGAAGATTAGAATTCTGTACTGACTTCGATGGAATTTGGTAGTTTACGTCAAGCTTATGCTGTGCTGGTAATTGCTTGCCAACACGATATGCATTGTTTCCAACCCTGACGTTATACTGTGCCATCAGGAAACTCCAGGACTTACTTCTGCATTACCCATAATCACTCTAGTTTTGTAATCATTTGGATCAATGAGAATAATGTCATAGACATATCTTCTACGATCCAATGCTAGAGTTTCAGTATCTGTTAATGTGAGAGCAATTTCTCCTGTAGTTCTGTTGACAAAATCTAAAGTAAATGGAACCGAAGTTGATGCAGAATAACTTTTCTTCATCACAGCAGAACCAGTGTACCCTGACATGTTTAGCGGGGTTCCGTCTTTATTAGTGATGAAAAAGGTGACTGCAAAGTCTGCTCCTTTATCAATCAGTATGTTGACTGGTATCGCTGCCATCTGTACCCTTTTCTAGTATGTTAAGTGCTTCTAACCCGCCTTCTAGTTTAGTGCGATATTCACGCAACTTGACAAGTTCTTCCTCACCTCGCCTAATTTTAAGATCGTAATCAGCAAACTGTTTTTCAAATTCAGCTCGCAATTGTGTATTATCCATCAAAATATAACAAGTATTTTTATTTATGTCATATCAGGTAGGTCCATGCGATGACGACCTACAGCACTATTCACTCTTGGATACATCCCACCTGCAACTGGTCTTTTGCTATTATGTTTGATTCTGTGTACAAATGGATGACTGTCTTGATCTTGTGGATCAAAGTATGCTCGTAGATGTGTAGTGCCTGTTAATTCTGTATATGTAAAACCACCATTACCATTATTGCCACTAGAAATAACACAGTTTCCAAAAGAAATTTCATTAGATAAAGATGCGCCACCTGCACTAGGTGCATTCGACCAACTAAATCCAACACCACCCGATGCTATACCTCTACATTTATTTGATGCTTTTGATAATAGTATTGATTTAGTCTGATCAGGAGTTGGCCAAGCATTGTTATACCAGAAGTATTCTTCCATGACTAGTGCTGCCTTTCCCACCACAGTTGGAGTAGCACAACTTGTACCAGAGAACATTCCCCACTTATAAGTTCCATATGTGGAACTAGGATACGAAGTCCATGTGTTAGCACCAAGACCTACAATATCAATTCCTGGTCCTCTATTTGAATATCCATCTAAACCAGGATAGTCTTGTGAGTTATAACCAGCAGCAACATCAATATTACTCTCTACACCATGTGGACCATATGATATAAATGGATACCATGTGGTTGTACTGGATGTGCTTTCCGAGTTAGAACTACCATAAGCAATGTTGATAATAGAGTAATTTGAACCAGCATCAATATCTATACTTGTAGCAGTTTTAGTATTCTCTTTGTTAAAAGTTCCGCCGTTATTACCAGCTGCATTAATGCAAACAATGCCATTACTCCAAGCACTGTCTAATGCAGATTTTAAAGAACTATAATCAAATTGTGATGGCATCACAACCATCCAAGAATAACTTGTAGTTGTTGGATTATATACTTTGAAGGGTATAATGTTTTCTTTTACAAATTCAGAAAAGTCTGATCCCCAAGTTCCTGGTCTAGTTACCGTTGTTCCATCTGCTTTATTAATTTGGGATACACTGTCAATAGGAATTGCATGTCTTCTATCACGTAAGTATTGATACTCTGCAATTAGAATAGTTGGGTTAGGAACACCTGTCTCTGGATTATTTGGTTTTGCGTTATGCCAATCAATAGCAGCTTGAATACACTCTGTAGGGCTGTCACCCGATACCAAATACATTGCATAAAGATTTGCTTTCTTTGCAAATCCACAAATAGTTCCACCAGCAGCACTCAATACACCCATGCCATGATTAGTTAATCCACTATTACCGCCTTCGTTAGTTGTAACTTGGTTATTAGCATCTGCTTCTAGATCAGGCCAATCCATTGGAATGAATCTAGATGATGTTCTAGTAGTCCAAGTAACAGTACCGTTATCAGTACCTGCGTTATCTACGCTACCGTCAGTGATGTTGTTGCCACCATCAGCATCTCTGATCATAAATGGATGACTAGAAGCAGTTACATTAAAGATTAAAACATCTCCTTCCTGGATAGAAATAGGTGGATTGCTTCCATTGATAGCACCATTTCTATCATTACCAACTAAAGTATAAATTCCACTTCCACCAAAACTTACAGTAAAAGTGTAGGTATTTCTAGTCCCATCAGCAGGATCTACTGTGATGGTATTCTTCATATTTGAGTGTGCCTGACACTGATACCAATATGGATCTACTCTTGCATGAGAGTCATCTTCAGAAGATAACTTTTGAAAATCTGGATGTGTATCATGTGTGCCTGTATTACTTGCCCAATCTCCACCACTACCAGATTCTAGAGTAACGATGTCAACATGCTTTCCAGTCCATCTAGACTTATATGTGTATGCTCCTTGAGTAGAGAAACTATCATCATCTCTTCCTACAGTAAAAACCTCTCCACCACCGTCTAATGGTACAAGTTGATTACTGTCATAAAGAAATTGTACAGGAGCGTTGTCTTCTCCATTACCAGTAGGAGATCTATAAGAAGAACTTGTACTAGATGTATACCACTTCGACATCTCCTCTACTGATGGAGCAACGGAAGCTTCAAAATCTTCTGGAATTTCTGTTGCCTGAACTACACTAGAATGCGAACGGAATGTTGTTATATAATCCTCTTCAACATTCATGACGATTAGCTTGGGCATACTGCCCAACATATTCCACCAATCCGCTTCCGTGTCGGCATCAAAACTATCTACGAATTCTTGCTTGTCAGTTCCTTCTACAAGAATGACATCCAATAATAGCTTCGCCATTTTACGCCTCTAGTTGTGTTACCGTTAGCTCTACGTCGATACCTTGTGTAGATCCACTTTTATTTACAACTTTCAAGTACACGTTTGTACTTGGGGTGGCATCATCATTATATCCAATCAATGCTGGAGTAAACAATACAGTTTCAGCAGATGATTGTGTAATCACTTCTGCAATTACGCCACTACCAGGAGCAGGATCTTGGGTGATAACTCTACTAGCATCGGCAGTTCTAGTAGCGGAACTAACATACAAAGTTACCCATGCTGGTTGAGATACTTCAACTTTATATAATGCATATCCTTTGTATGCAGTAATCGTAATATTTTCTGATGCACCATCGGAATGCGAACCACTAGTGGAAGCATTAAAAGTTTGCCTACTTCCTAGACTAGTACCTCCGCCGCCGCCACCTCCACCGCCACCAGCGGCAGTGATGACACCATTAGCATCAATGTTAACTGTAGAACCATCTACCTTAACACCACCCAATACTGTGGTACTTGCT